TCTGTAAGTTGGGGTATTGCTTATCATTTCATCATCTCTAGCCCCACAGACAGAACAAGTTACCTGCCCATCAAGGTCTTTGATAAAGTCGTGCTCGTGTGTCATCGACCCCACACTTTACCATCTACAATAAACGTGCCATCTTTTTGAATAGGAATGACTTGTGGAGTTACTACGTTGCCTTCAATACGCAAGATACCAAACCCTTGTTGCCATGTGAATAGTCCACCCTTGATATACTTAGCATCTCTATACTTCATTAGGTTGCCAACTTCCATACCCCAGATAGTCTTAGGTGCGGAATCTCCATAGGCTTGAGTAAAGTGCGCAAGACCCATGCGGTGAGTGTGTCCACATACTACCGACTTGCCTGTACGCTTGGCTAGATTAAGGGCTGTGATGCCTCCTGTGGAGTTAATAGAGCCTTCATCGCCATGCATTAGCAACCAGTTAGGTGCTAGTTCATAGGGTTTTGTATGGTATGTAGCACCTATCTCATCCAAACGCAAGAATCTAGGTAAATCTAATTCGGGCAACCCAAGTAGCCCGGGTGCTCTCATCATTACTGTATTGAATAGCCTGTCAGTATGATTAGAACGTATCATATGTTTAACTTTAAGTGATTCTAATACTCTAGTAGTAGTGTCCCTGTCTCGACCAATAGAGCGTTCATACTCTAGTGGTGTGCCTTTAGCCCATTTAGATATAGTTTGCATATCCATTTCGTCACCAACTGATACGACTTCGGTAGGTTTGTACGCTTTGATGAACTTTGCTAGGTTCTCAACTGCCCGTTTATCGTGGTATGGTATCTGTAAATCTGATACGCAAACTATTGTTTTCATTCAGTATCCCATTTTCCTCTGAGGACTAACAGTCCTATGATTGCGTAGTTAGCCATATCTTTGAACGTATCCTCTAAACTCTCATGCTCTGGGTCAGCATTGGTATCTACTAGGTTATTTAACCGAGCCAATTTATCCCATAGACGTACACGCAACCCATTTAATGGACCGCCGGGAGATTGGGCTATGTTTTTAGGACCGTAATCGTGATGCTTACTAATTAGTAAATCAATCAACTCTTCTGCTACATTTTGGACGTGACTTGCGAATCGAGCATGACCCATAAACTCATCTAAATGTTCAGACGTGGTATCGTTATCTCTACTATCAAGTTCGTATCTGTTACTAAATGCTTGGTTATATTCAGACCATGCGACATCAGATAATTTAGGATTGTCCATATCTCTTCACTCTCCAGTTTCGTCATTTTTAGGGGTTTCATTCTCTAGTAGTTTCTTTAGTTCAACATTAAAGTTGCTCATCTCTTCATGCACAACCATTTCTTCCATGATTTCTTGCATCCCCTCGGGGCTAATCTCCGCAGCATATAATGTTGCGTAGGTGGATTGAGTTATGGATTTTATTCGTGCTGGGTTATGGGCATGTTTATATAAAGAACGTAGTAACGAGCCAATCATCAGCGAGTAACCGCCCGGTAGAATTAGTTTGGGGTCGAATATCTCTTCCCCACCCTCTTCAACCAAATGGTCTGTTGCTTCAAACACATTAGCAAACTGTTCCCCACATGTAGCACAGGGTTTTATCTTCTTAAAGTCCACTTAGACCAGCCTTCTCTCTGATATAATCTGTACCGTATTTTACGTAACAACTATTAACATCTTCTCCATCTGGCATGGCAACAATAGTAACTGGCAGTTCTCTGGCAAGACTAGAGGCGAATTCTTTTCCCGGTTGGTCTCCATCTGCAAAGACAAAGACTCGCTCAAAGTCTGCAAGTAATCTGGTGTAATGTTTCTTCCAACTGTTTGCACCCGGTACTCCAACGCAAGGGATGCCAACGCAACTACTAAGAGTAATAGTGTCCAGTTCACCTTCACACACTCCAATCCAGTCACCAGCACGTTCAATATCTAACACGTTATACATTCTTGTCTCAACGCCTGTCATACCCATATACTTTGGCTCAACCGCAGGATTAAGAGAACGGAAACGAATATCAACAACACCCGTTTTAGTAATATAAGGTATCGAGAGGCGACCGATGAATGCTTCATGACCAACCTCAGGCTCCACGACTACGCCGTATCGAGCCACCCGTGCTACTTCCCGAGTTATACCCCTGCTTAGCAGGTAATCTTCTGCCTGAAAGATGTTTCCCGCGTACTTGCTCATGGCTTTCCCCAGTAATTCCTTCTGCGATAGACTTTGCTTCATTTATATCCACCCCCTCTTTCCTAGCAATGATTTGAATGCTGTTGCCCTGCATACCGCAAGCAAAACAATTAAATATGTTGTCTTGCGTATTGAAACTTGCGCTTGCGTGTGCATCATTATGGAATGGACACTTTATGTTTACTTGTCTGCCAGTACGAGTAATATTGGCACCATAATGAGCCAAAACTACTGCAATATCAGGTAAATCATCCACCGAATACATCGCCCAACCTTAATACTAAGTAGGCATCAGCAATAGACTTGCCTCTTGCTTTAATTACTACTGCTGCTAGGACTTCTTCCCTTTGGAAGCCTCTTGCTTGCGCATAATTCGTTGCTTCTGTTTGAGCCTCTTTCGTCCAACCAGAGAGGTCAATGCGACCTGATTGACCCGGGGCTTTCGCTTCAATAACCCCAATATTTCCAAGGAAGTCCGCTCGAATAGCCACATCCCCTTCATCCTTTGCCCCAGTACGTGCAAGCCTTTCCGCATCGTACCCATGAGCGCGAAACCAGTCTTTAATATCTGTTTCAAAGGTTGCTCCCCTTACTTTGTGTGATTTACGTGTAGTCATACTGCTTTTAATTCTGTGATAGGTACACGCCACCCACCAATAGATTGGTCTATCCATTCATCTCGTCTGCATTCATCTGCAAAAAAATGACCATAGATTTCTACCCGTGAATAGTATTCTGTATCTAGCACCATGCAACCATACACGCATTTACCTGCATCTTTACCCCAGAAGGGGATACCATTGGATGTGCGTACAGTACGAACCTCTACACCAAAGCCAACATCGGGTAGATGAGCACGTTGCAAATGTAATTCATTTGGGTACCAAGGTACACTCCACGTTAGGTTCTTAGCCTTAGCAACTGCCCACTCAGCCACGTTAGCACGTATACTAGCGGTAAGTTCGTGTTCTAATCGACCATTAGCCTTGCCCTGTGCATAGTTTGGTCTATCAACACTACCAAACTTCATAAGCCAACGCTCTGTTGCAAGCATGGTACATACTCTTACTTCTTCTTTGCTTAGTTCTATTATCATAAGTTCTCCGGTATATCTTCAACGTACATGTATTCAGGATTAAATGCTAACCAAGTCATGAGGGTTCCACCTGCATCTGCTTTACCGTATCTATTTTTGACTGATGCCACGCCCATAGAAGTACCAACAGTCCCCAAAGTGCAGATGAGAGCGGGGAGTTGAGATACTTTACCTTGTATGGCGGAACGAGGCTGGCACGGAGTTCCCGGTACTGCCTCCGAAGTGTGGTGTAGAACGACAATTGCAGCATTAGTGGCACGTGCAAGGTACTTCAACTCCTTCATAATGGCTCGCATAGATGCGAACTCTTCGCCACCATCTGTGGCTACGTCCATTAGGTTATCTATCACGATTAATGTTGGAGGACAGCCCCATAACTCTTCAAAGGATTGCACCTCTTCATCTATATCTTGAAGGGTTGGGCTAGATTCAAATGACCAAACAATATGACTGCCCTTTTGTAGCACAGCCCTAGTCCAACCAATATCATTGTTTAACTTTTGCTCAACATCACTCTGGCTCTTGCCAGAAATCATGGATGCTAAACGCATAGCCATAGTATGTGCGTTGGTGTCTGCTGAAATATAAAGAGTTGGGACATTGGTTTTAAGAGCAAGTGCTAGGGCAAGTGTAGATTTACCTGCCCCGGGAGCACCCGCAAACATCGACACTTCTGAACGTCGAATAACAATCTGATTAGATTCAAATGCTTTAAAGCAACTAGGGAGAGGCTCGCCACCTATTGAAGCACGTCCCACAGACCTCGTAAGTGTGCGCATTACATCCCCTCCCTAATCTTTTAGAACGGTATTGGACCTTGTTCTAGTTCACTGGCTTGCATTGGTCCACGCCCTGAGGCTGTGGACATACCCACATCGCGTACGGATTGCCCGTCTTTGATGATACTCCCGACTTGTACTTCCTTGCTCCGTGCAGACATGTTGGACCACTTGTTGGCGTAGCGGACGGAGGCGCTACCGGGGCTGGCATTGAGGATGGAGCGGGCGCGGTGCTTGGAATTGAAGATGCTGTCCCCAAAGGGGCTGCATTGTATGCGCTAACGACCAATCTTTGTACTGCTGCAACTTGAGTTGAGTAGTCACCAATACCTTCTAACAGAACACTAAGTTCATCAGCAGTATTGGCACGGATATTAATCATATCCCCACCCGGGGTCTTATATGAGACTTGTAACTTCCATTCTTCACTCATTTAGTTTCCTTCTTAGTAGAGAATTGACAGTGCGCTGTGAGTCCACACATGTACTGGCAATTGTTTGTGTTGGGCAAGAATATCGCAGACTTGCGAGACTTGTCAAATTGACTAATTAGGTATTCCATTTTCTCATAGGTATACTCAGACAAATCAACCATTTCTCCGGTGTTACCTTGTCTGGACATGTAGTAATTGCCCCAATTAATCTCCATACCAAAGGTCTGTTCAAGACCTAACTTGTAGAATCCAAGTTGAAGTGTACTGCTAGGTGTCTGTTGTGAGGTCTTCAAGTCAACAATAACTAACTGACCATTTACCTCAAAGACTCTATCGATAACCATCTTAATTGGAACGCCTGCTACTGTAGGTAGCAACGCCAACTCTATTGCTGGTACCCCCTCTGGGGTTTTCCATATCTTCCAGTCTGGGTTTAGTGTACGCCATTCGATATAGGTTTCTACCCATTTAGGTCCTGTAGTTTGCCAGAAGTTTTCATCTTCTTTGTTTGGATTTGCTTTGGTAGCACGACCGCCAACACGTGCGTTGGTTAGGTCGATATCGCCTTTGGACTCAATCCATGCTTGGTCCCATAGTAGTTGGCTCATAGTGTGCTCCTGTCGTAGTTCTCACAGGCAAGGTGGAAGGAAGAGCCACCGACTGACCAAACCGATGGCTCTTCTTCTTTCAGGAGTAGTCTACCAAGGTAGTACTGGTAGCCACAAATTAGGTAAGTGCTGAAAGCACTATAGGATATATGTTCTGGTAGTGTGTATTCTTCTAGTTTTATCGTCATGGCATAAGTTTATATCCATGATATCTTTTTTGTCAACTTGATAGTTAATTTGACAGATTGAAATTGGGTATGTAGACTTACATTTACAAGATAATATGTAATATAACGAACGCTTAGGCGTTCGTATATATAATATATATATTCTATATATGTAAGGAGAAGTATGTCAAATTCATTCTATACAGCGTTCTGGGGAACCCTTGCCGCAATTGTGGTATTTTATACCGTATCCTACCTAGTAGAACTGGTACGAAATGCTATCTATGACAAGCAAGTTGAGCGTTTTTGGGAAGATGTTGAATACCAATGCCCTCATGTAGAGTAGCAATTTAAACGCAAAAAGACCCCCAACCCCTAGGTAGTACCTAGAGGGAGGGGGTTTCTTGTCTGTAAAGGGGCTTAGAAGGCTTTAAATGCCTACTTCTTGCCGTACTCCTTGGCTGACTTATCTACTGCTTTCATAGCAGGACCAGCAAACGAGGATAGGAAGACAGTAGCGTATGCTTTAGGGTCTGTGATTCCAGCCAGATAAAGGGCAGCACAGGAGGCTACTCCAGCCCGTACATAGGACATGAGCATAGCCTGTAATTTGTTTTTGGTAAGTTGGGTCATTTGACTTCCTTCTTTTTGGGGTTGGGCTTGAGTACTGCTTTTGCCTTATTAAGTTTTGTAGCATCCCCCAACCAAGGGAACCAAGAGGAAGTATTAGTTCCCGCAGTTTCCTTGATACTAATGTGTAAATGAACTGGATGTGAGTAGCCGCTAAAATCGCGGTCACCTTTTGCCTCTGACCAGATACGTCCCTGAAAAATCAAGTACTTAACGCGTGGGTCTTTCTGTAATTCTTTATAGGCAACCTTGCAATCAATCCCATTCTTAGGGTCGTGACTTAGGTCACATGCAAACCCAGAGTTGTGGTCTGAATCAGGGTTCTGTTTGATGTGTGCTTTAGATGGGAGCAGCCCATCGGAGGCTTTCAATCTCTTCGGAAACAAGGCTGTTGCTTGTCTTAGGACTGCAATTGCAGCCGGTTGTGCAGCACGGGCTAGAGGTATCATTTAGTTTATCACTTTCCTGCTCGACGTTTATTTTCTTTACCCACATTCTTCTTATGCGAGAGTGTATTTAGGTTGGACATGGCATCACTACCGGCCCTGCCCTTGTTGTTCTTATGATTTACATCTGTCTTCTTAGGTAATTTCTTACCCTTTTTCTCTTCATATTCTACTCTTGCTTTGTTACTTGATGTAGTAACTGTCTTGCCTTTTACCTTCTTTTTAAATACATAGATGGGACGACCACCATTTTGCTTGCTACCTTTATAAGGTCCATATTTAGTTTTCATTTGTCCACCAACAATCTATAGATTTCATCTACTCGTACTTCTAGCCGATTGACTTGGTCTTTTACTGACGAACCACCATTAGGTCTAAGTTCATTAAGGTAATGTTTTACCATCCACTTAATCATAAGAGCAAAGGTACCTACTAAAGTACAGATACTAATTGCAAAGGCAGCCCAGTCAGCAGTAGTCATTATACGGTCCTAACGGTAATTTGAAGGATTCCACCAAAGCCATCAAAGCGTCTATCAGGTGGCGTCATACGAGTGAAGGTTACTTCTTCTATCACTGCTTGTTGTGACTCACCAGTAGTTAAGTCTTGCCAAGTAAGCACATCTCCTGATTGTTCTATCTGTTCAAGTAATCTAATCCGATCAAAGGCTCTACCTTCATACCCAACTACAGTATTAAAGCGGTCAGTTTCTATATCAAAACAATATGCAGGGAACTTAATTACTCTTCTGCGTGGTGTAGCAATAGTTGCTTTAGCCTGATAGCCCTTAAGGGTAGGACCAAGCGTAGTATAATTAGATATTGTTGCATCAGTTTCTCTGCTTAATGTAAATTTATATGCAAGAAATTCTTGTGCTGTTTCAGGTTGGTTAGTAGTTACTTCTACTGGATTAACATTAGCACTGTATCCAATATGATCATACTCTATTTCAGTACCACCAGCATTAGTAGCAACCGAAGATAGTAATGTTTCTCCAACAGTAAATGAACCCTTAGCAATTAACCGCTTAAAGTTTTTAGGTTCTAATGTACCAAACCTAATTTTACCTGTTTTAATATAACCTGTTGTTGCTAATACAGTAGTAGATTGAATAGCAATACCATTGCTAGCAGAGGTAGTAAATGCAATCTGATCTGAGTTACCTATAAAATCTACACTTGTAGCATAGCCACTTACCCCAGTAAGAAACGTATCATTAGCATAAGCAAAGCGTAAGGTTTGTCGGTATAAAGACTCAGCAGATGTGGTAATTTCAGCACCTAGATCAATACGGTAGAGTCCGGGTTGACTAGCAACTGCACCAGTAACCCATACAAATCTATCTCTAAATGCAAAATCATACACACCATTTGATTCTTCAATAACAAGTGGACCATAATTTAAAGATCCATCAGACTCAACAGTAGCAACACGTACACCTTTATTGGTACCTATCAACATATATCCTAGGTAGGTTTCAATTTTATAAACTATTTCACCTATAGGCAGTTGCGCTGCAATTACTCCAGATGTAAGTGTTGGCATTAAACCAGTTGCATCTAATGTAAACTTATAAATAGCAGAGTTACCACCAGCATAACCAGCAGCATAAATGGCAGAGCCACCCTCTGATATAGACGACCATACCCAAGCAGTGTTAGGATGTGTGTATGTTGGTGTAGGTAATGTGGTCTTAAGAAATTTACCAGTAGTTGCTGCGGTAGTTACAGTAGCAGAACCAACAACATAAGAGAATGTAGTAGTAGAACCAACAGCAGTAACTGTAACAGCACCATTGTATGCTGTAAAGGGTGATGGTAAATCAGTAACAGTTACAGTATCACCAACAAGTAAACCGTGTACTGCGCTAGTAGTTAAAGTAACAGTACCAGCAACTGCAGCAGCATTATTAATTGTAGAAGCATAAGTTGTGGTTCCAGTTAACTCATAAAGAGAGTTATCTATGGCACCAACAAGGCGTTGTTTAACCCAAGCAAGGGTTGCACGTGTGCCAGTTACATAGTATTCAGTCCAACCAGCAGATGCTGCGTTAATTGGACCTACGTAAATATGATCAGCATCAGCTATAAACAAGCGGGTACCATCAGTACATACAGCACCATCTAATATATTACCCAGGCTAGTAGGTACATATGTGGTTACTACCGTACCAGCAGCATTAAAAGATTTAATTGTAGTGCTACCAGGAATATATCCAATAACCACATTAGTAGCAGTAGATACTGCAGAGATAAGTTTGTAGATACCAGAAGAAGTAACGCTGTTACTTGATTCTTTTAGTAAGGTTACCTGTCCTTTGGTCCATACATCAACATTCTGTGAGTCTGCAAAACGGTAAGCTACGGTTTCACCTGCAGATGGATCATAGAATTTGATGCCAGTACCATTATGGAATGATGATTGAGAACGCAACCACCAGCCAGTTAAAGATTGTTC